GTCCCAAGTTCATAGAAGCGGGAGTTCCCGCAACGGTGGCGTTTTTGACAAGCTCTGCATAATTAGGGTTGTCGATTGTCATTCCGGGTATTTTTAAAACCTGCTCAGAAGCCTGCGCCGCGGATACTCCCGGTTGAGCAGGATTCATAAAGAAACCCTTCGCTTTGTCATAACCAGAACTGACGGCGGGCCCCGGATCTGCCATAGTCTGTTGTAGATTACCTTCTAAGGTTACAGGAGGTCTGTTAACGGCAGCTTCTCCAAACTTTCTCATTTCAAACGGTTTATAGGTTGGATCACCTTTAAAGCCTGCGCTCAAACTACCTTTCATCAAGCTTGTTGTCGCCGCAGATGTTAATCCACCCTGTATTCCAGATTTAAAAGCGTCTTCGATGCTACCGCCCTGTATTAAAGAACCAACGCCCCCTGCCAACGCCCCTGACAAAAACGGGCTCATGCCCGGAAATAGGAAACTGGTTGCGACGGGCAATAAGATAGGCGCTGCCTTCTTAAAGATGTCCTTAATTCCGCCAATTAAATCAAAGGCTTCTTCATACCCCGTCATCGGATTGACGTTCATCTGACCACTGCCAACCGTGTACTCTTGCATGTCACGGCCTGTCTGTTCAAACAGATCCCGCACGGTCTGTCTAACTTCAGGGTTGTCCACCATGCCTTTGGGCAAAACCACTTCCGACTTGGTAGCGTGAATAACCTCTGTGTCGCCGTTGCGACCAAACTCATCTATGTTAGATGCAAGAAAAGAACCAAGGCCCGCGGACACTGGACCGCCGTCCGCGAATGTAGAAAATTGTGCTTGAGCCTCTTGCAATTGTTGAGCCCGCGTAAAAGGATTCATGCTTTCGGGCCCTTGGGAAAAATTCTCATTCCTGCTACCAAAAAAAGGGTGGGCTTGAGCCAGCGAAATACCTCCGTTAAATCCAAAGCGATCTTGAGCCATTTCTCGAACTTCTTGAACGAAAGGTTGAACGTCGGCTTGATCTACATGTTGACTTATACGACGACCAAGTGCGTCAAAAATCCCTTGCCCTCCCCCAAGTGAAGAAAACAACTGTCCGCCGTTTCCTTCAAAGCCCCGTGGCGGCACGTACTGTGACACAGGCATTTGCGAGGGAAACATGCTTTCCAAAAGACTTTTTTCTTGCTCCATTGGATTTTTAGGTAATGGTGTCATTGCTACGCTTCGCCCTTAATTGCTTCCGGTGCCGTTACCGTAATCATAGTGCTACGTCTCTCTGATCCCGTCCAAGATTGCCCACAATCCGGACAATTACCGTCCGGATAACTTGCAATTTCCTCTGGCGTATCCACCGCATTACTACAGTTAACACAATGCACTGTATCAGAACTTGAAGAAGGTTTCCAGCGGGAGCCGTCTGGCATTGTAATTACAGTCATGTTGTCACCGTTATTGTTCCGACGCTGCCCGTGGCCTGTGACCCACGAACATAAGGAGAATGATCTAAGGGTACTCTAACATAACCATCGTGGTTAAAGATAGCCCCCGGCTCCAAACCACTGTCGTCTGTTTGAAGATTTGTAAACACAGAGAAAGTATTTCGCCCCTCGCCGGGGTTTTGCATTTGCTCCAAGTAAATAGCAAACGAACGCACCACTTCCGCAAAATACTGTTGATCGTACTGTGCAGGAGCAACCGCGAAAAAAGGAAGAGTTAGGTTACGAGACATTACCGCATCCCGTCCGGTTGGATCTCTACCCTTGGAGAACCTAACCGCCATGACACACCCGTGTCAGAACTCTCAATCTTAAATGCAAACGAACGACCCCGTAAGCGAACATTTACCTGATTGGTGAACTGTTCAACCGGAACAGAAGCAGTCTTCTCTACAACCTTTGCATTGCTTTGCAAGTACTCTCCGCCCGGATAATTTCTAGCTTTGAGCGTCATCGTAGCTTGAGGCGTGTCGTTTGTACTATCTCTAAACGTCATGTCTGGAATTAAACGACGCAAAAACGCAAACTGTTCGCCCTCTCCAATGTCCATCTGACTCGATTCAATGTAGGCAGAAATAGCAGTTGCAGGCGTCTGACTACCATCATCCAAACCAAGCTCGTGAAAATATAAAGCATGGTCCGTACCCGCAGCAACAGGGAATGTCTCAACCCCACGATCCAACCAGAACGTGCGCTCTAAAGTTCCGTAGTACCAAATCTGTTGCTGGTAGTTGTAAACAACATAACGATCATTCTCTGAACTAGAGGCAGAAGGATAATTCCACCACACTTCCGAAAAGGAAACGTTTGTCCCCGCAACAACCTTCTCAAGCTGACCTATGTTTATGTCATTAAAAACATATTCACGAATGGTACACGGTAATTGCTGCACATTACCGCCATATACATAAAACTCTTCAGAACCCATCCAAAACACACTGTCCTCAACGGCAACCGCAGCCAACGGACCCGCAATCGAAATGTTTTCAGAAATTAAATTAATTCCAAACGTAAACGGTGGTCCCAAAAACTGCATCGCGTGAATAGAAATGTCAGTAAACACCAGAATTTGCTGGCGCGTTTCTACCGCAGTTACAATCTCGGACCCAGAACCAAGGCGCAAGTCACCCGCTGTATTCGTCGCCGTCGCAGCCCAGTCGGTTAGAGATTCTTGGTCAGAAAACCGAATAAGCAACGGATCCTGTACCCCCGGATTAGTCTGGCTGTCACAACCAAACGCTATAATGTGTCGATCCCGGTCAGAAACCATGACCTGCTTGGCAATCGTGGGCGTTGTATTAGCTCCTGCCAACGACGAAAGCTCCACCCCCCGATTAAACGGAGAAGAAGAACTTGTGCTTTTATCCCAGTAGTAAATACCGCCATCACGAACGTTAAACAACAAGTCTTCGCCAAAGTTATCATGGCTCCAAATACGAAGCGTTTGACCAGTAGCCAACAAGCTAGAGCCGCTGCCCCACGCTCCACGCGCCCAAGATCCCGCGCCCCAACCTGTTCCGACAATCGTGGTATCTAAACCAGTGTTTACTTGATACGCCCCTACAACACTGGCTCCACCGCTGGCGCTATCCGAAGCCGTGGCGAACACATAAGTCGGCGTGTAACCCGTTGTTGCGGTGATGTTCTGCATAGAGGCCACGGCTCGCGCCTCTATTAAGTATTCGTTATTAGAAACCTTGTGACTGATTTGATACTCTTGGTTTAAAACATCCGCAGTAATTTGATCTCCAAGAGTAGAGCATCCAGAAAACGAAACAAAATCATTCTCGTCCGCACCGTGATCCGTATCTGTAACCCGCAATGTGGAACAGGTCACGTTATTCCCCGCTGTATGAGACGCCTCGGTGGTGCTGTCAAAACCGCGCTCTAAACCCGATAACGTAGCGCCAGAAAGAGCCGCGTAACGAATAACCTCGCTGTTAATTTTAATAACGCCTGTGTCGGGAAAACCAGAGCCACTGGTAAGCGTAATTGATGTATCACCAATGAATACATTAGAAGCAAGGGTCGTGGCACTAGCCGAAAACGTAACGTCTCCCGCTGCGGTCGTTAAGCGAATAGGCGTAATGTCGTTATACCCGCCGCCTTCGTTTATGTAATACTTTAGGTGCGTTCCAACGCCCAAGTATTTCTCACCTTGAAGCGCGACCCACGGGTGCAATGCGCGGCAAGACCCTAAGAAATAAGTTCCAGAACTCTTTTCCCAGCCGCCTATTTTCTCCGGAAAACCAAACCGAAACCGGACCTTATCCATGTCAAACCAGCCCCCCTCATTGGAGTATGAGGTGGTTTCACGATTTATTCCCGGTCGGAATTGCAGTTTGGTCAAAGGCATCCACGTTGCTTTCCTTGTTATACAGTCTTACCCATACCGCATTTTTGCCTAAGTGTCAGCAGGGGCAATCGTTAGTGTGCCAGCATCAACCTGCCGCATGATCTCTGCGTAGTGGCGGTTGGCTAAGTCTAGGGGGACAGACATTTCAACGCCGTCAATGGTGGCTTGGATGGAGCAGTTGGTGCCTGTCAGACAATCCGCAAAATACTGCGCCGATGTAATGTTCATGCTGTCCATCTTTATAACTCCGCATCTATTAAGTAGTCAAAAGCCGCCCCGCCTCCGCCCAAAGCTGCCACATCGCCTTGGTTCGCCGCAGAAGGTTGAGTAGTATTTTGTAGGTTCAAGTTAAGCATTTTAGCCGTGTTCTCTGTAGTCCCCACAAGACTTGTTACATCGTGCAACGCCACCGCATAGTCCAATAAACGACCTGCTTGCACTACCGTTACAGTGGGGATGACTCTCATTTCATGAGTTAAATGGACAGCAATATCTGCGGATGTAGAGCTGTTCCAAGCTCCCACTTGCTTGTGTTATCAAAGAAATTATCCTGCCCAGTAAAACCTCTTAAGCCTGCATCATTTGTCCACGTAGAATAATTCTTTTCGTCATTTGATCCTGCCGCAAGGCTAAAGCTAAGTTGAATACCACTACTATTGTCGTTGTTTATTGCAGTGCTTGTTACCGTGCCAGTACCGCTAAAAGTCATGGTAAACCTTTGCCAACTATCAGTAACAGTAAAACCTTTAGTCTGACAACTTCGAGTTCCATTTAAAAAAGCACCAAGCATAATGCCATAAGTGTGTCCGCTATTTTGGGAACCAGATTTTGCATAAAAGCTAAGAGTTATGTCTTTAGCTTCAGACGTTCCAAACGCAGCACTCTGACAATTTTGACCTTCTATGTGCTGCGTTATGCATCCATTAGCAGATGACCACAATGATTGTGTAGCATCACACGAAAGTTTTAATGAGTTAGCAA